ATAAAAACCACTAACTACCCTAACCTACAAAGTGTTACGAAAGCGAGAACAATATTCCATGAGACTTCAAATTTTTTTTCCCATATTAAAAAACGCCCACAGGATCACTTGCAAAAAATACTTAAGTGATATATAATGTCAAAGACAGAATCGTTGGTATGCAAAAAAATTCCGCAGAAGAAACATACGCTATAGAGGTTGATACTGTTACTGGTGAATATTTTGTTAGAATACCTGAATGGATTATAAATGATCAAGGATGGTTTGAAGATACTGAATTAAAATTCAAAACTGATAAAGACATTATTTTTATAGAAGAAGCGTAATGAGTAGCACCTATCACATATACTTGAGAGGAGAAGTTCTCTTCAAAGACTTAGATGATTATGAGTTTAAAATCATATGGGATAGGATCTACAAATCATATTATAAAGATGAGATAGAGTATGAAGAGATAGTATATACAGAGGATCAAAAAGATCTACTACAGGATGCAAGTTATTAAATGATTTATGAAGAGATTGAAAATTTTTTAGATGAGAAATATTTTCAACACTTATATGATAAGATCACAAAGGGTAATAATCAATTTCCTTGGTTATTTCAGGGACAGGTAGCGTATAAAGGTGATCCGAATGATGATGCATATTACTTTGTGCATTCAGTTTTTGATAATCATCAACCATATAGTAGAATACACAATGACCTAGAAGGTGTTTATAATGCACTAGGTGTGAAAGCATTAATCAGAACACGAGTATTAATGTACACGAATCAGGGACGTCAGATTGTACATAGTCCGCATGTTGATTTTAGTTACTCCCATAAAGCAGCATTGTTGTATATGAATACGAATAATGGTTATACACTCATGGCAGATGAAGGTGTAACCATTGAAGCATCGCAAACACTAGATGATATAATATTTGTAAATGGATGTGATGGTACAGATCCTTTTACTCAACAGAATAAATCAATGAGTGTAAGGAATAAGTGTACTATACATGATGGTTCTCGTCCACATTGTAGTAGTACATGTACTGATGAGAAGACTCGTATACTTATAGCGATTAATTATTTTTAATATGAAAGGAGAAGTATTGCCATTATTTTCTATTGCACCCGTCATGGCATTTACTTATGAAGGTGAATTAGATCCTATCTTTGAGTATATTAAGACATTAGAATATGATCAAGAGAGTGAAGGTAATGCAAAGTCATCTGATCGTTATATTTTAAAACAGGAGATTTTCCAAGATTTAAATAAGTTCTTCTTAGAAAGTATTCAAATCTATGCAAAGAAGATATGTGATACTGATCATACTGCAACGATACAACAGTCATGGGTAAATGTAAATCAACCTGGTAAACAACATCCTTCTCATTGGCATAGTAATAGTTGGTTAAGTGGAGTATTTTACATTGCATCTGATGGTGATAAAGGTTCTCCAATTACTTTTCATAGTGGATTAAAGAACTTTGCATATAACTTTGATGACCCTGATGGAGATGCTGAGTTTAATCCATATACTTGTAGTAGTTGTGATATAGCATCTATACCTGGCAATCTATTAATATTTTCAAGTCTACAACCTCATAGTGTTCCTGTGAATAGATCAGAAACAAATCGTGTTAGTATATCATTTAATACCTTTCCAACCGTACCTTTTGGTGGGAGAGACCGACTCAATCTTATTGACTTTTAACACATTATCAGATATAATTAGTGTGTAATTACATAACATTATGGCAAAAAAGGGATTTACAGTTAAAGCGAAATCTCCTGTAGTCAAGAAAGAACCTGAGTGGGATTTTGATAAGGCAAAGGAGTTAGTTAAAGGTAAAACAGTAGTATTCTGTTTACCTGGTCGAGGAGTATCATATGCATTTTTAAAGAGCTTTGTACAACTATGCTTTGATCTGGTACAGAATGGAGCAAGTATCCAAATCTCACAGGATTACTCATCAATGGTCAACTTTGCACGTTGTAAGTGCTTAGGTGCAAACGTCTTGCGTGGACCAGATCAGTTACCTTGGGACGGTCAGTTAAAGTATGATTATCAACTTTGGATCGATAGCGATATTGTATTCAACTCAGAGAAGTTCTGGCAATTGATTCTTATGGATCAGGACATCGCTGCTGGTTGGTATTGTACAGAAGATGGCAAAACCACCTCGGTTGCACACTGGATGGAAGAAGACGATTTTCGCTCGAATGGTGGCGTAATGAATCACGAAACCATCGAAAGCATCTCGAAAAGAAAGAAACCATTTACTGTTGATTACACTGGTTTTGGATGGACACTCATCAAACATGGTGTATTTGAACATGAAGAACTTAAGTATCCTTGGTTTGCTCCAAAGATGCAAGTCTTTGAATCAGGTGAAGTACAAGATATGTGTGGCGAAGACGTCTCGTTCTGTTTAGATGCAAAAGAAGCAGGATTTGAGATATGGTGCGATCCTCGTATTCGTGTAGGACATGAAAAACAAAGAGTTATATAGTATCTTTGAGGGTGATAAACTTCTTTATGAAGATCTCACCCAAGATGAATACTTTAGTGCTATGGAGGACCTTGCATATGAATTTTATGATAATGGTTCTCACCCACCACAACATTTAAGAACTGAAATTAAGGCAAATTAATTATGGCAACTCGAACTGGTATTAATGGAAACGTATTTGTAGAGGCAACACCAAAAAAATCTCGTCAAGGAAACGGTAAACATACAAAATATTCCGCTACGTCTCGTAATAAGGCGAAAAAGAGAACTAGAGGTCAAGGAAAATGAATGAAATGCCTAATATATTAGGTTTTAAACATCACGATAACTTTATTTCGGAATTTTTATTTGACCCAGATGAATTAAATCTGGGTTTTCTTATTGATTATTTTGAAACAATGCAGAAAGCAGGTGTTCATATACCTAGAACTTCATTAGAAACTAAAGATACTCAATTATTCTTGAATGAAATACTTGGAGGAGCATATAATAATCATGTAGATGAGTTTTCAAGTCAATCAACAACTCAAATCTACTATATTTGGCAAAAAATATCTGCTATGGCAATCTCATCATACTTCCAAAAGTATGAGTGTCTAGCAATTAGAGGAATGGAACATAAATTTTGTAAATTACAACGTACTAAACCAGGTGAAGGGTTTCATGCATGGCATTCTGATCAAGGTGGAAACCAACCTTATCGCCAATTAGTTACTTTAATGTATTTGAACGATGATTTTGAAGGTGGAGAGACAGAATTCCTTCATCAGTCGGTTAGAATCAAACCACAAGCAGGTAAATATGTGATTTTTCCTGCTCATTGGACTCATATTCATCGTGGAAACCCTCCAATTGGTGGAAATAAGTACATTTTAACCTCTTGGATGGAAGAATATCCAAAAACTGGAGCAGCTTAAAGTAATTCGTAATATTAGGTATAAATAAAGGGAGATAATACTAAATATACCATTTAGATGGCAGTCCAACGCACATCACAATCATTTAAAGATATAAGTCTATCTTTTAAACCACATCCTGTGACAAAAGATCTTCCAGTCTTGAAGAATGAACGTGCAATAGTGCGATCTGTTAGAAATTTAGTAGAAACAATTCCCACAGAAAGGTTCTTTAACTCCAATTTAGGAACTGATATACGTGCAAGTCTCTTTGAGAACTTCTATCCTACCCTAACTAAGGTAATAGAAGATCAAATTAATGAGACTATTGAATTATATGAACCTAGAGTTGAAAATTTAACGGCACAAGTAGACCCATACGTAGATTCAAACGCTTTTAATGTTACTATAGTGTTTGATATTAAGGGACTACCAGTACCTACACAATCATTTTCCTTTCTTTTAGAACCAACAAGATAGTAATATGCCTTTTACTCAGTTTACAAGTTTAGATTTTGACGAAATTAAGGCTCAAATACGGTCTTATCTTCGTGCAAATAGCAATTTTAGTGATTTTGACTTTGAAGGATCCAACTTCTCAGTTTTAATTGATACTTTAGCATATAACACTTACATTAACTCGTTTAATGCAAACTTAGTTGCTAATGAATCCTTCTTAGACTCTGCAACAATTAGAGAGAATGTTGTTTCTCTTGCAAGAAATATTGGTTATATACCCCGTTCAAAATCCTCCTCAAAGGCATCAATTTATTTTGATGTACAAACTGATTCAACTGAACCAATACTGTACTTAAAACCAGGTTTAGTGTGTGTAGGTGGTGCAAATAACACTACATATAGGTTCTCAATCGCTCAACCATTACATGCTGCGATTAAAAATGGTGTTGCATCATTTGGATCTCCTACTGATCCTATTGAAGTTTCTCAAGGAACAGTATTAGAGGTACAATTCCTAGCAAATAATAGCATAGATCAAAGATTTTTACTACAAAATCCAAATATTGATGCATCTAGTATCAAAGTATTTGTATCTGGTTCTGCAGATGATGGTTTAGGTAGAGAATATTCTATGATTGATAATATTCTCAATATTAATAAGAACTCAGAAGTCTTCTTTATACAGGAAGTTCAAGATGAAAAATATGAAATCTTATTTGGTGATGGTTATTTTGGTAAAAAATTGGAAAATAATTCAATCATAACCGTAAGGTATATTGTTACTGATGGTGCAGAAAGTAATGGTGCATCGCAATTTAGTTTCCAAGGAGTATTTACTGGAAAGGATCCGAATACTTCTGTAAATCCAGCAACTGTAATTCCTACTAGTGGTATTACAATAACTACCGTTAATGGTGCGACAAACGGTGCTGATATGGAGAATATCAACTCCATTAAGTATTTTGCTCCTAGATTGTATTCTGCACAGTACAGGGCGGTTACACCTAGAGATTATGAGGCAATTATACAGTCAATTTATCCTAGAACAGAGTCTGTTGCAGTAATTGGTGGTGAGGAATTGAATCCACCTCAATTTGGTAAAGTTCAAATTAGCATTAAACCAAAAAATGGAACATATGTTTCGGATTTTGATAAGCAACAAATTAAAAGTAAGTTAAAAAGTTATGCAATTGCTGGAATTAACTCAGAAATTATAGATCTTAAGATACTATATGTTGAAATTGATACTACAGTTTATTATAACACTACTCAAGTTTCAAATGCTAGTAACTTACAATCCAAAGTTTTGAATTCTCTAAGAGAATATTCTAATACTGTAGACATTAATAAGTTTGGTGGAAGATTTAAGTACAGTAAGATACTTCAATTAATTGACAGAGTTGATAGTTCAATTACTTCCAACATTACGAAATTGAAGATTAGAAGAGACATGAAAGTACTTCTTAATCAATTTGCACAATATGAATTATGTTTTGGTAATAAGTTCCATATAAATCCTGCAGGATTTAATATAAAGAGCACTGGATTTACTATAAGTGGATCAAGTGATACAGTATTCATTACGGATGTTCCAAATAAGAAGGCAGATGGTAGCCTAGATGGAAGTGGAAAAGGTGTTTTGAGTGTAATTGCAAAAAATCGAAATGAAGATTTGCAAGTTGTTGCTAAATCAGCAGGAACAGTTGATTACACTAAAGGTGAAATCATCTTAAATACACTAAATATTACTTCAACGGTGGCAGCAAACAATCTTATAGAGATTCAAGCGTTCCCTGATTCAAATGATGTAGTTGGATTGAAGGATTTATACCTCAGTTTTGACGTTTCTAATAGTAAGATAAATATGATTAAGGATGTAATTGCTTCTGGTGAGGATGTATCAGGAGTCGTATTTACAAGAGATTATTACACATCAAGTTACTCAAACGGAGACCTAGAGAGAAAATAAATGAGCATAGGTATTGATAAGAGAGTTCAGGTTAATAGAATAGTTGAAAGTCAGCTGCCTGAATTTGTAAGGTCAGATTTTCCTCTTGCTGTTGATTTTTTAAAGTCATATTACCTTTCGCAAGAATTTCAAGGTGGTACAACCGATTTAATAGACAATTTAGATCAGTATTTAAGGGTTGACAACTTAGTTCCAGAGGTTGTTTATGGAACTACTACATTATCTTCTGCTGTTTCCACCTCAGAT